GCCGCCGAGCAATGTCGCGAGGCCAGTGATGTCACCGCTCGATACGCCACGCGCGATCTGCGCGAACGCTTCCGCGCCCGTTGCGTTAAGGTCGGCGAGTCCTTTGGTCAGGTCAGGAACGCCACCGCCGCCACCGCCAGCGCCGGGCGCTGCCGCGTTGCTGGCCTGCTTCGAGAGGCTTTCGATGGCCTTCTCAAGTCCGGCAAGCTGTTGCTTCGCGTCATCCACGCCATCCGTGGAGACCTTGACATTTACGCCCTGTACGACATCTTCGAGAGCCATCTTACTTCCCCGCCGACGCCATCGCCTGACTGAAATAGTCGGCAAAGTTCTGCATGACGTTCTGCACCACGCCGTTCAAATCCCACTTCTTCGGGATCGTGACACTCGACGTGCCGAATAGTTTGGGGGACTTGTCGTTGATCGAAAGCATCAAGGGCACTTTTGCGCCCTTTGCCGAAACGAGTTTATCACCCTCCGCCGGGCCGTCACCAATCGGAAGCCACAGCAACGGATTGCCGGTGATGGTGCCGCCGGTCTCAAAGATGTCGGCGTAGGGAACGTCGTGCGACATGCTGAGCCGCATGTTGTCGAGCGTGACGTGAAGGCCATCTGTCCATCGGCCGCCGAACTTGCCCGAACCCGAAATCATCGACCGAGCTTGATCCTCGATCATCGAGCGGGCCATATTCATTGCGGCCGTGACCGCCGTGTTGACTTGCTCAACCGTCGCGTCGATGTTCTTGGAGACGCGCTCGCTAATGCTGCCTCCGGTGACTTCGATGGTGACCTTCACCATTTAGTCCATTTCCTTTTCCCAAGACTGCAACTGCTTATTCACAGTTTCTTCTTTGCCGCGTGCAGCGAGAGTGCCGAGCGCGAGGTTCTCGTACCGATCCCGATCCCTGCGCCTCTCAGCCAAGAAAATGAAGGCGCTTATTTGCCGGGGGGTGTAGTTCCAGACTCGTTCGTCGCTGTGTCCGTAAGCGATGAGGGTTTCGACTCCTGCGGCGATTTCGTAGCCGGGTCCACGCCAAAGTTTCCTGATTGCACTGCTGCGCCGTACAGGGCGAGGACCCGCTGTGCGAAAGGGCCGAAGCCGCTCCTAAATGTCAGCCGGTAGATCGCCTCCATCACATCCATCTGCACTTCGACGGGGAGCGTCGCGGCGATTGCTTCGTCGTCGGGATCGCCCGGTGTTCCTGTGCCCGCAGCGATGATCGCCGCGATAGTGTCAGGCGCTTGAACGAACACCTCGTTGACCGGCAGATTTTTTCCCGCGAGCCACTTTTGTAGATCGGGGAAACGAATGAGAAGGATGAGGCAACCCTGTGCCGAGATACCCCTCACCCGGAGAGACTTGCCGTCACCGATAGGGACATCCTCACCGAAGTTCGCGATGTCACGTAGGCTCAAGCCTTGCGGTTCTTTCTTGTCGTCTGCCATGTGGGGGACTCCGAATGTGAGGGGGACTTACAGAGAAGGGCCGCTTCGGCCCCCGGCGAGCGCGCCCGCCGGGGGCCTCCGCAACCCGCGCCACCCCCTAGGAGGCGGCGAAGCTCGTGCGGTGATTAGAGGTAAGTGGATGCCTCTAATCGCCGCAAAATTACTTGCCCGAGCGCGAGGAGCCCGGAGCGGGGGCCGGGCGCGGCGATGCCGGGCTCGGACGACGGCCACCCATGGAGGCCGGAACGGTGGGCGGCATCGGCTTGATACCGCGCGAGGGCTGCGGCTTCGGTGCCACCGGAGCCGCCTTGGGAGCCGGAGCCGGGGCTACGATCTTCGGCCGAGGAGCCGGTGCCGGGGCTGGCGCGGCTGCGGGCGCTGCGGCTGCGGCCGGGGGTGCCGGAGGAGCGGGCGGAGCCGGAGGTGTTGCCGGAGCCGCCGGAGCCGCCGGAGCGGCTGCGGGAGCCTGTGCGGCGGCCGGAGCCGCCGGAGGGGTCGCCGAGGCCGTTGCGGGCGCGGCGGCCGTGGGAGCCGGAGCCGGAGCCGGAGCCGGAGCCGGAGCCGGAGCCGGATCGGCGGGCGGAGCCTTCTGCAAATCTGCAAGCTCGGCTTCGGCCGCTGCGAGAAGCGGGGGTAGATCGGTGTTGGCCGGGTCACTCGCGACGCGGGCCTTAAGCTCGTTGACGATGCTGTCGAGTTGCTCGATACGCTGTGCGACGGTCTCTGCCATGATACGGTTTCCTTCCGTTAGACCGCCGGAGGCGGGTAGCCTGCAACAACGACCTTATTCACTTCGGCCGGGTCGATGGCGGCGAGCGCCTGTTGCGACATAGCCATCTGAGTCTTGATCGTTGCAACGTGCAACGCCGCTGCGATCACATGCTGTTTCAACAACCGGATCGCTTCCGGTGTTGGCACTCCCGTAACCGTTCCGATAGCCACTGGCGAAAATTGGTATGGGGTTCGAGTGGCTACCACGGCCATGCGAGAGGCCCTCTTTCTGGGCCGGTCACCCCCGGCGGCCTTGCGGCCACCGGGGGATCGCAGCCAAGCCCGCACACTCGCCGAGGCGAGAAGGCAGGCAAGCTCGTTAAATCTGCGTCGGGTTCGGGCTGTTCGGCAGGGTAGTCGTCGCCGTGCCGAAGCCGCCAGTGAGCCGGTCGTACAGCACGTCGCCCAACAGGTCGATGGTGCCGTAGGTGTTGCCGATGAACGCGATGGCCTTCGAGGGCTTGAGCGAGACGAGCGGGAATACCGTCGTCCAAATCGGACCCACATCGTTCGCGCCGACGAACTTCACCGAGCCATAGATGACTGGATCGGCGAAGATGTCAATCGTGTCGGGAGTCGGGGACGGGCCGCCGGTCGGCAGGCCGAGAAGCGCGAAGCCCATGTTGCGAGCGGTGAATTCTTCGAGGACCATCGTCAGCGAGCCCGAGATTTCGGTGACCGCCGTGAAGTCCTTGACCTTGACGCCCGTCATGGAGGAATAGTGGTCAAGCTGCGTGACCTTGGCTTGAAACTCGAACTGCGGGCTGTTGCCGCAAGGCGTGTACTCGTTCTCGCCGAGCAACTGAATGCTGACGAGACCACGACCGATGTAGTAGTTGCCGATGTTCGGCGACGTAAGTGAGCCTTCGATGTCGAAGGCCGGGTTCTGTTGGTCACCCATGGCATCCCACTCCTCGGTTTAAGAGCCGCTCGGAAGGTTGATCCCGACGTACTCGTTCTCGATGAGCGGGTACGTGAACGTGATCGAAATTCCCAACTGGCCTTTCATCGTCCTGTTTCGAGCGTAGTCCGTAACACAGCCGTCGTAGACGATATTGCCGTTTGCTCCGACGATCTTCTGCAACTGTTGATCCGGTAGCACCGCTGCCAAGATCGAGAGTCGCGCCGTATTCAAGTCCGCTCCGCCGTTCTTGTTCGTGATACCCCGAGTGTCGAGGACCACGTAAATCTCGGGGGTCATTTTCATGATGTTTGACGGGACCCTCGTTTCCGTCAAACCTCGCGTGCGCAACTGCGCCTGCGGGTCTTTGATTTCGTCGGCGTCGAGAATGATGATCCCCGGCACCTTGTCCTTGGGAAGCTCGTTCCGATTTTGAACGATATTCCCCGGGACGATATTGACTGGCCCGTCCGGGCCGCCCAACAGCGGAATAGTCAATCCGCCGAGCAACGCGTAGAGGCGACTGAGAATTAGCTGCCGCCGGTCGTTGACTGAGAAGGCCATGGGGGACTGCCCTTCGTCATGGGTTTACAACAGGCCCATTAACCATAAACCGCCCTCCAAGGCAACCCTAGTTTAGAGCTTCACATTCGTTTGATAGAGCACGACTATGCCGCCCGGGCTGTAGAGCTTGAGCGGCATCGTGAAAGACAGGGTTTCGTTGATAACCGGGGGGTTTCCGGGGGGTTGGACGTAGGTCACCAATTGCTCATTCTCCCAATCCGGGGCCGCATTGGGGATGTCCCCGAGGCCAGCCGCGAATAGGACCGTCCGCTCGGTCGGGTTCGCGAGTTGGGTCGCGGCGTCCCGGGGCATGTAATCGGTGATCGCCACGATGCAGGCCCGGAGCGCGCCGGTTTCGTTGTTTCGGAGCGACGCGGCCATGCCGTAGTCGGTGATAAGCTGGTCGGCAACCGCGAGCATCTGCGCATAGAAAAGCTGGCCGACTGCGATGTTACCCGCGTTGCCCGATCCGCCGCTGCCGCCTTTCGCAAGAGCCATGACTCGTCCTTAAAGAATGATGCTGCGACCGCCGCCCGCGATCAACAAACCGGCGCTGCGCACGATGCGGTCAACCTGCGGGAACGATGCGAAGAAGCCGAGACCAATCGGAATGTTGTAGCTCTTGGTCGTCTTGATCGGGCCGACTTCTTGAGAAATGCTCGACACGACACCGCCGTTGCTGACGATGGACGAGTCGTAGTCCGGCTGCAACACGACACCGTTGAGCGCGCGGGCCGCAAGCTCCGCGCACGCGTACTTGATCGCGAGCGGGACGCCGAACACCGAGTCGCCGTCGTTGTCAACCACGCCGACGCGCGGCCACGCGAGAGCTTGCTGCGTGGCGCTCGGAGTGAACCATGCGTTGAAGTTCGTGCCCGGGCCGCCGCCGAGAAATCCCATTTCGCCGAGCCACGGGTCGATGAAGCCGATGCTCGGATCGAGCGCGCCGTTGCTCAAGAACTGCAAGAGCTTCGTGCCCTTATAGCGATAGCGTTGGTTGAGATAGTCCGTCGCTTGCACGATGGAATTCTGGATTGCCTCGGCCGGGCTATCCGGGATGATAAAGTTGCCGCGCGCTCCGACGTACTGCCTCAAGAAGTCCGGGTAGATGTACGCGTTCGCCATGGTCATCGCGGCGATGTCGAGCGTCAAGCCTTCGTTCGCGCCGCTCGTCCACGCCACGGTGCCGCTCTCCGGCCATGCCGAATTCAGAAGTGAGCCGGGTCCCGAGCCCTCGCCGTCGAGTCGGATCGGACCGAGCGCGGTCGTGATCCCGAAGTCGCCGTTCGCGCTGTTCTCGACAAGCTGATTGACTGTGAAGGCGAGCGACACTGCCGCGCCGCTCCACGATTGTGTGCCCGCGTAGACGCCAGTGTCGCCGACTTCGACCGGGTTCTCCGGCCCCGGCGAACTGACGGGCGAAAGCTGCGCCACCGTGCCCGTGCGATCTTGCACGGAGAAGATTAGGAGAGAACCAAAATCGCTCATGGCGTGGGTGCTCCGGTGTAGAGGTAAGTCAGAAGGGACATGATGTCGGCGCGACGCCACGTCACGCCGCTGTTCCCATCCTTGAACGTCTGCCCGACTGGCGGGTTAGGGCCGGTCGTGCCGCCGTCCGTGGCGAGGAACGCCGCATTGCCATTCTCTGCCGACACATACTGACCGGCCGAGATTGTCAGCCCCTCCGACCATGGCGTGAGCTTGCTGAGAACGGTAAGCGCCATTCTGCGCCGACGCGCGTAGTAGAGGGCCGCTTGTTGCTGACGTGTAATCATAACAAAACCCCCACCCCCATGCGGCCGTTAGGCCGCTGCGGGGCGGGGGTGATGTGGATTATTTGGTCGGCAGGCCCGCGTGTTCTGCCAACGGATTTTTACGCCCGAACGCCACCGGCTCGGATCGGAGCCGGACGGTTTTCAGCCGCTTGCGACCCCGGCACTGCGAACCCGAGGCTTGCGGCTTCCTTCCGGCTAAACGCGCGAGCGCCGCCGGGACCGCGCGACTGCGCTTGTCCATTCCATCCCCGCGCGTTGCCGCCGCGCTTTGCGGCGTCCAACTGCGAGGCGTTGCCGCGTGCGGCGACGCGCGCCGCGCGTTCCGCATTCGAGGCATCGAGATAGGCCCGAGTATTCTCCGCCTGAGTCGTCGGCGGGAAATACTTGTGGAAGTTTGTACGCGCCTGCGTGAGCGCCTTCATGCCGTCGCTGACGAGCTTGCCGCCGTCGTTTTCCATCGCCCGACCGCGCTCGACCATCGCTTCGGCATCGCGAACCTGCTTGCTGAGCGAGGCGTGAAGCTGGTCGTCGGAGACCAAAACTGTTTCACCCTGCGGCGCAATCGGTTCGATTGGTGCCGGAGCCTTCGCCACTACCGGCGCGCCGCCGACGCCTTCCTCGAAGTCGGCCGGACCCTGCGCTGCATCCGCAGCGGCTTGCGCCGCTTCACGGTCGAAGCCCGGGCGGGCGCTTTGAATGTCGGTGCGCTTGATCGTCTGGTCGTTTGCGATCCGTTGCACGACTCCCGTGTTCGGCAGGCCGTCGCTCGTCCAATGCGAGTTATCGGCCGGATCAAGCTGCGCGAGCGCGGCGAGAATTTTGGGGGTTTCCGTTTGACCTGACATGGTAACCTCTTTGGCTTGGGGATACGCCCCGATGCCCATGCAACGGGGAAGCTAAAATGATAGGCGGGGCGGCGGCTTTCGCCGCGCGCCCCGCCCGATCAGCATCCGCCGGAAGTCCCCCCTCTGGACGGACACCGAAGGCTTATAGCGCGCCGAGCGTCGCCGCTGCCCGAATTTGGTCGGCGGTGAAGCTGTCGAGCAAGTGGAAGATGTTCGCCGGGGTCGTGCTGAGACGAGTTGCCTCGACCGTGAGGAACGAAAGCTCTTGCTTGCTGTGATTGAGTCGCGAGAAGTTCGCATAGCGTTGGTGACGCTTGTACGAACGAGGGGACGCGAGGGTATCTGTGTCAGCCATTGGCGTGTACCTTGGGTTTGAAGAAGCGGCCGGATGTCAAGTCTGAGTTGACATCCGGCGTATCTCTTAAACCGGCCGTCGATTACTCGACGTTCTGGCCGCCGCTGGCATCCGTGAACGCCGGAGGCGTCAGGGTGGACTCGCGGCTGATCAGGCGAGCGAGCTTGATCTGCTTGCGTTCCGGGAACACGCGGACGAACGAGCCGCTGGCCGAAAGCTGGCCGTTGGTCGGGCCGCCCTCGAAGACCGGCGAGGAGCCGACCCACGCGTGACCGACCGGGTGGATCGCCCACTCGACGCGGTTGAACAGTACGTCCGAGCCTGCGCCGTTACCACGCGACGGGTAGCGGAACACTTCGGTCGGGACGACCGGGGTGCCGACGCCGAGGCGGAAGCTGGCCGGACCAACGAGCCAAGTGTGGTACAGGCCCGAGCCCGATCCAGTGTTGGCGTTGTTGGCGGTGTCGCCCGCCGGGTTGGGCATACCGTCGTCAACGATGACTCGCCGACCCAAGAACACCGGGATGTTGATGTGGCCTTCCGCATCCGGGATGAAGTCGATGAGGTTGTTCTTCTGCGCCTTCGAGTAGACGATGGAGTGCATGAACACCGCAGTCACGTCCTCCGCCGCGTCGCCGAGCAACGTCGCGGTGTCGATGAACGACTCCGCTTGGAAGTCCGTGACGCCAGCCGAGTAAGCCGAGGCTGCGATGCTGTTGGTCAGGTCGGCCTGTACGCCGTAAGCGGCGGAGAGGCCGGTGCGGCCGGAGCGACCGAGGGTCGGGTCCGACAATTCGTTGGTCGTGAAGACGCCGTTGGCGACGGCCACGAAGGCGCGTTGCAGACGACGGACCCAATAGTCGGAGACGCGCGATGCGATGGACTGCATCGGGTCGGCACCGGCAAGAGCCGTCGCGAGGCGCATGGTGCTCCACGAACTGTTACGCGAAAGACGAACGGCGACTTCGCCGCTGGTCTGCGTGGTGTTCGGGGTGGAGTCGGTGTTCGCGTCGTCGCTCGACACGTTTTCGGCCGGGTCGCCGATGTCCTGCCACGACGGGACGGT